CGGCGCACACGCATATAGCCCAGTCCTGCATTCTTGGGCGTGCTGGCAGGCTCATAGTACACAGTCGGAGCACTGCCGGTGCCAGCCACTTCCTTCAGGAGTCCCAGGTAAACCTTGACGTCCTCCAGGATGTCATCCACACCGATCTCGATGCTCATGGCCGTGATCGAGCGGTCGTTTTCCGCTTCGACATCATCGGCATGGAGCGGATTATCATTCCGCGTGATGCTCAAATTCGCACTAATCGCCTTGCCCAGCACTTTACCAGCGTCATAGGTGGGCTCAGAGCCCTCCGTAACGGACGCAATTGTGGCGACGACCACGTGCTGCATTCCTACAAATGCCATGTCGTTTTCCTCCTTTAACCTTTGATAAATGCTTCCCACATAGCCAGCAGCCTGGTGCGCACAGGTCCTTCCGCCTTCCGGAGAGCGGTATCAACCCAGTAGGTTGCTGGGTAACCTTTTTTTCCGTAATGCAAGATGAAAGCCTTTGTGGCATTGCGCACGCCTTTGCTGTCGGTACCTTTGGGATAGATGTCCGTGTACAGCGTGCCACCGCCCTGCATCACACCGTCATGCGCAGCAATGGCTGCAGCCATTGCACCGGTGGCCCGGCCTGACTTGGTGAACTGCCCGGCCTCAGCCTGCATGGTGGACGCGATTTCCTCACCGGCGGCTGTCACCATTTCCGTGGCAATAGTGCCGGCCATCTCGCCCTTGCGCTGCATGGCCTGCATGAGCTCGTCAAGCCCGGTCATGTCAAAGCTTGCCATTCAGAATCCCTCGCATTCATAGATGTGATGGATGTAATCGTTCTCCGCGTCATAGGCGACAGTGTGCCGTACAGTAATACGCGGATCCTGATCCAGGACCAGAAAGATATGCTGAGCCAGCTGATCCCAGGAATCCTGGGTGTACCGGTGCACATAAAAACGCCAGGCCTCATGGTGCTGGTCATCAGAAATCAGCGGAAGCCGCTGAGTCTCTTCCCAGTACGTGTACGCTCCGGCGCGATCTGTATAGTAATGTTTGATATCCGGATCAATAGATACCAGCAGAGTCTGGATTTCAGCAAGCGTCATGCCTGCATCACCTCCAGACTCAGGTCAGTGATGAGCACAGGCCCATCCTCGTCCAGCCCATGATAGGCTCTCTGGATGCGGTAGACCTTAGAATCCGCGCTCCTGGCATCCCAGGACTCGAGGTCCTCGAGGATCACCACATCATCCTCCGTGATTTCACGGTTTTGATGGATGCGGATTCTGTTATCGATCCGCATGTCCCGGCGGCCTTCCGTCGGCCATGCCGGAGAGGTTTCAAAAGATCTCTCAGCATACCAGGACCAGTAGAAAGGCTCCCAGGCAAAGGTCGGCTTGCCGCCCGGCTCAGAGATGTCCTTCCGGCGGAAAATGGTACATACCCCCGTGTCCAGGATCATGTGCCACCACCGCCCTCACGAATCCACCGCTCACGTCGAATCAGGCGCAGCCATTCAGGCATACTTCCCGGCTTGTCGCGGTTCTGGTACTCCCAGACCGCCATGTCTACCAGGAGCATCAGGTCCTCCTGAGAGTCTGTCAGGTGGATGCCGTTCCCTTCCAGGCGTTCCCTGGCAGCCGCGATCCGAGTATTAAGGTATTCGTCCAGGCTTGTGTCCGCCTGTCGCCTGTTCAGCCTGGCTTTCACCAGAGCGAGCGCGGTTACGGTATCCACCATACAGCTCACCGCCTTTTCTTTGCCGGCGCAGGCTTCTTAGGTTCCTGCCTGGGTGCCGGTGTCTCCGCCTCATGTGCTTCCGGAGCTTTATCCTGCTCCACCAGTCCGCTGCGTACCAGCTGCTGCAGTGTCTCCGGAGCATAAGCATCAGAGGGCAGGACCTCGCCTGCGCGATGCATAACGAGGTCCTTACCCACAAAAGTCTGCTTTACCCGCATCAGGCATTAGCCGTGTCAGTCGGGAAGGTCATAGCAGCGGTGGGAGTGGTGTCTTCCAGGCCGATGGCCACAAAGCCTTCAGCAATGGCAGGAGCACCGTCATAGCGTGCGGTCCCCTTGAACACGGTCTGGTCCTGCATGAAGCGCACGTGCTCAGAGCTCGCGAACTGAGAACCGGCACGCTCGACCAGAGTGTACAGGTCAAAATAGCCGCCCACGAACACATTGTCGGGCAGGAAGTCCAGGACTTCGATGGCACCGCCAACCACGGGCATGGTGGCACCGACACCGGCCACAATGGCGCCAGCCGCATTGATGGACACAGCGGCGGCCATGAGCTTGGTATAGGTCAGCTCATTCATGGCCCAGGTCTTCTCGCCACGAGCGTACCTGCCCTTAGCGGCTCCAGCGGCAGTCACAATGGCGGCGAAGAGCGCAGCACCCGTCAGGCCAGCATCCAGAGCGATGATGTTGGTGGTGTGCAGGTCAGCCCACGGACGAGCAGTGGCAGGATAGCCGGCAGGAGCCGCAGTCTGAACGAGACGGGACACAATGCCCTGAGGCATTTTCTGAGTTGTGTTGCTGTTGCGGCCATACAGAATGGCCTTATCCAGAGCGCGGCCGATAGCCTGGCCCAGAGCCACAAGCAGCTCGGAAGCCAGATCGATATCAGCGTCTTCCAGATTGGCATTGCAGACAGCGAAATAGCCGCCGACTTTATAGCAATCCACCTCGAGATCTGCAAAGGCCAGGGTCAGCTCGTTGAGGTTGGCACAGCAATCAGTCCAGATAGCCTCGGGCACGATGCCCATGATCACCTGACGGCCAGTGCCGCTGATCCGACGCACATTGACGTGCTTGTACAATTTGCTGTACTCCTCGATGTTCTCGCGGAGCATGCCAAGGAACACTTCAGGGATCAGCAGGCCAACATTGGTGATGGCTCTCTTTTCCCTGATGGCAGCACGGACTTCAGACAGATAAGCCTTCACGTCTTCGCGCTGAACCATCTCAGCCAGGCGATCCCGCTTGGACATAGCAACATTGGAACGGATCATTTTCTTCTCCTCCTTCTTAGTGCGAACCTCTGGGTCCGGCTGGGGAGCAGGATCAGGCTCGACTTCCACTTCTTTTTCGGTTTCTTCCAGTTCTTTCTCCAGCTGACTGATCTGATCATTCAGACCGCTCTCATCAGCTTCCAGCTTGGTGCGCTCCTCTTTCAGAGCGTCCACGGTCTCCTGGATAACGGCCATCTGCTCGTCATTTTCGACTTCCTCGATGGCCTTCATGGCATCCGCTTCGCGCTTCTCAAGGTCCGCACGAAGCTCAGCCAACTTGGCCAGCTCTTTCTGCTTCAGGTCAATGCCTTTACGCAGCATAAGTGCCTTAATTGCCATGCGTCAGTTCCTCCTTCGCTTTGATCTTCCAGGCCTCAATGCGTCTTTTGCGGATATCTTCCGCGTCCCGCGCACGAGCCTGGATGTTGGTTTCTTCATACGCAGGGAATGTGCATACACTGACTTCGCCGAGATTTACATCCTTGATGAGCCAATGGACAGAGCCATCGTCGCGGGGAATCGGTTCCTCATCAACGATCTCAAAGCCAAAGGAGCACTGATCCACATCTCCACGCCGCACACGTTCCCAGCAGTTGACAGCGTCCTGATCGTTCGGATTGATCAGAACATCGCCATACAGGCCAGTCTCGTCTTCCTTGAGCGTCAGCGTGCCCGCCTTGGTACGCCCAAGCACAAGCGTGGTATCATGATTGACCAGTGCCCTCACATCAGGGAAATCGGTCAGTGTCCTCGAAAACGCACCCGGCGCGATGCTTTCGGTCATGCCAGGTGCGATATCATAGGTAGGTCCAAAAACGGCAAAATAGCCGGTGATATGGCGGCCAGCAGTATCTTCACGCGTCTCAAACTTCGTGCTGATGCTGCGCGTCTGCCGCTGTTCGTGATCTCTTGTGATCATAGGTAAAGCCCTCCTCTCTGGCCGGACAGGCATCCGCCTGATCCGTGAGCACCCACCAGCCCTTGCAGGACTTAAAGTGTTGATGTGCGCACGGCCCTCCGGCCACTTTGCAATAGATCCGCATCTCCTCGCGGTATTCCGCATGCGGACACGATAGTGTCAGTGTCATTCGTTCTGCACCAGCTTCTTCTGCTTGCCGGAATCTTCATAGGGGATGTAATTCTCTAGGACTTTGTATTCCTTCAGGCCAGCCGGCGAGAGGTTCATGCGTGTGCGCCATTCATCGCCGCAGACATATCCGCGATCGGCTCCGGCCAGCAGGATATCCGAGGTTGCCTTGAGGTCGTAATCCATCAACGACCACAGGTTAAACTGCAGATACCACTTAGGGCTGAGGATCAGGCCCCGCGTCAGCTCCTGCTGGATGCTCTGGGCCAAGTTGCGAATCGTAGTCTGAATGAAGTTATTCCACTCATCCCTGTTGAAAGCACCCACGCCCAACAGGAATGCCGGCACGCCGAGGATGGAAGCCACCGTGCGCTTGTCCAGCTCCATGGTGTCCTTAATGGCCAGGTCCGCGAGGCTCAACGGCCTGACCTGCTCCACCTGGAATGCTTCCGCCGGGATCATCCACGGCTGGCCCGGCTGTGCAGGCTTGAGGTAGGAATCGAGCAGCTTCTGACGGCCTTCAGGGCTCGCGAATTCCTCCGTGAGCGCATCCACTTTCACGATGATGGAAGGCTTCCACTCGCTCTTCAGGAAAGCATTCACAGTTTTTTGCCCCTGCCGCAAATTATCGGCCACGGCTTTCAGGGAAACAGACAGCCCTTTACCCCGCCATGGATACGTGGGATCCGGGTTGTACACAAAGTGCAGCACGTCATCCGGATTCCTGCGCTTACCATCGATATAGATGCGGTAATCCGTGTAACTGTTAGGCATCGGCTGGAGATTCACACGGGAAGCCGCAATGGGCTCCAGGGACTGCAGGATGCCTTCCCTGGTATGCGGCACCACAACAGAATTCCCATCCCCGTGGAGCAGGAGCGTCATCACGATGCTGGTCATCCACTGGGATCTCGTCATATTGCCGCACGGCTCAATGTCGATTTTCCTGGACAGCTCGTTCTGGATCCGCTCATCGCCCTTGTCGGTGTTGGCCATCAGATAGATGGTCATGGAGCCGATCAGCTGCGCGATCCGCAGGCATGCGGTCTGGATCTCCGGGATATCGCACAGCCTTGTGTATCCGGCAGCACACAGATCTGAGTAATTCAGCACAAAAGCCAGGGAGCCGTTGCTCCGTTTCTTGGAAGGACCACGGATGGCGGTCCGCAAAAGACTCATAATGTTCATGTTTTCTCACCCTTTCCGAACCAACCTTGGGCGCGGTCTGATTTTTCTTGATCTTCCAGCATCCTGACGGTCGCAAACACGTCTGCGTCGAAAATATCGATGCGCCTGTTATCCTCGACCTTTTCATACTGGATAGCATCATCGGTCTTTTCCTGGGCCGCGACATTCTGCACGCAGTACTCGTATGCTTCGCTGTCCAGGTAGTACAACTTCCTGTTGAGCATCTGCTTCTCAACGTGCCGGAAGCCCTCAGATTTCTT